TTTGCCCCCACTTGGCTACAGACCTCGTGGCATATGGGCTGTAGCGATTTTAAAGGCAAAATATTATGACCATGTGCGCAACTTCTTGCGCACTTTCAAAAAGGTCAATCAACACATCAATGACTGATTTTTTCATAGCACTAAGTCAACACAGCATTTTTAGATGGACAAACATTAGAAGCAGACCTTTGCACAAACCATAACAAACCGTAAGCCAATGGCTATCCTCAACAGTCCTACAATTCAACGCCAAAATCGTCACTTGAGACTTGGGCCATTTCATTGAGCCGCTGGCGCAATGCAGCGGTCAGCTGCCGCTCCACCTCCCATGGATCAGACAGAGCAGCGAGCTGTGGTGCCAATTGCGGCGACAGGCTCATCAACGAATGATTGAGCGAACGTGCCGTTTCAAAAGCGGCTTTTTGCACAAAGCTGATCTCGACCAGCTCTCCCTGCGCCTTGCGAAATTCCATTTCTGCCATGCGCGCCAGGTAATGCTCACGATGCGCTCGTGCTTTCTGAAAGTCTGGGGTCTGCCCTTGCGCAGGATCAGCGGGCGGCGGCGCAGCCATGTTAGTCGGTTCGGATTGTGCAGCGACGTGGCTGTACACATCACGCTGAAGCCGCTCCTGTTGGTGGCGAGCAGCGACGGCGGCCTTGCTCGGGTCAGCGGTATCACGGATCAATGCCTCAGTGGCCAGCACGTCGACCTGCTTGCCATTGGGTGACAGGACCAGCCGGCCGTTTTCCTTGAGCCAGGTGATGTAACTCGGTGACCGACCGATGTGCGCGGCGAAGGCGCTTTTGGACAGGTACGTGACTGCGTTCATAAGCCCTCCTTTTCAGCGGCTTTTTCAATGAATCCTTTCAAGATTTCAGTGGATTGAAATTTCAGTAAGCTGGCGGGCCTCCCACTAACAAGATCCCGCGGGTTTCCGACCCCGTGTCCTTTGAAAGTCCTCAGGGTCCCCGGCGCTTTCTGGGCCATGCTCGTTACGCTAATCTCCACCACTGCCCCTCCAACGCATCAAGGACGAAACGTGTTCTGGAATAGAGAAAAGAAAATTCGAGTTGAGCTGACGGCTCCAATAACCATCACCCAGCCAAATTGCTCAGGCCCGCAAACGCCTACTTCGCTAGCTCCGGTTACGAAGGCAATAGACAAAGACTTTGCCCTGAAGCTATTGATCGGTATGGCGCTATTCCTGCAGGCAGCTCTCTTTGTCGATGGCTACCTGGAACTCGCCGCTTACTTCGAGCAGTTCGGCATCTCGACAGGTGAGCTTGATTTGGCGAACCCAACGATTCTGGCTGCGGGTTATGTGCACTGGTTCACCACAGTTATGGGTTGGGTTGATGGAAGGCCAATCATTGGACACCTCCTGCAATGGCTCCCATTTGTTGTCATTGCTGCAGCGTACGTATACACGCTTGCCACTCAGGAAACGAAAACGCAGTCCCTCATCGAAAAGGGTCTGATGGGGAGTCTTGCCCTCTTTGTAGTATTCGTATTACCCACCATCGGGGTAAAGCATGGTGTTGACAGAGGCAAGCAAGAGATCCGTGAAATGGCTGGTATCGAGGTAGCGGGCGGGGTAAGCCAGGTTCATAGCGTCGTAACCAAAGAAGGAGAAAGCATTACCGGCTACCTCGTGGTAGCAGACACCAAAAGTGCTTTCCTTCTCTCGAACCAGACTGTCTACAAAATCGACAACAGAACAAACCGGGTGATGAGAAAAATACTGCTTCAGGCAAAAACTAAAAAAGCGCTCTAAGCATCAAGTGCTGAGGACCTTACGCACTTCGTTTGGAAAGACGGACATCCCTGCGAAGGTTTCAGCTAGAGAGAATCCGCGAGTTCGATAACCCGTGTAGGGGGCGGCCCTCGGGGAGGACCCGTAAAAATCGGCGCCCCACCCGGCCTGCCCTGCTCATGCCTTCGGCTCGGCCTCGCTCAGGTCCAGACGCTTGGCCACCCAGCGTTCGTACAAGCCGATGGCGACATCCGCGCCGGCCATTGCGGTCAGGCAACCCAAGGCGCCCGCCGTCCAGATCGACAGGCCTGCACCGAACAACAACATCATCGCTGACACGCCGCACACGATGCAGGCACCGGATCGAAGTGCAAGGCGGCGCAGTAACGCCCAACCTCGTGCCCCATCCTTGTCAGCGCGCCACATCTCGCCAGACACGCCGCCAACCAATGACAGGGCAATCACCAACCAGATCGGCATCTCTGCCAGTGCCTGCTGCTCGTTCGTCATTGCCCTGCCCCTTAAACAAAAAGACCCGGCGCAATGGCCGGGTCAGGTGGTGGATGGCCTGCCGCGCTTTGCGGTCGCACCCATCGAAGATGGCCCCTTTTTACAGGTCGATTCTGGTGGCAGCAAGACCGTTTTAATGCCATCCGGTGAATGTGTGGGTTACGCCCGGTGAACGGCTGGCGAATGTCGGTGAATATCTATCCCGGCTGTCTTTTGCTTTTCTGGCGTCCCATGCGTCCCACCTCTCTAAAACTAGGTGGGACGTCCGAAAGCCCCGTAGATTGGGGCTTTGCCCCACCGTCCTACTTTTATCTCTCTTTTCTCGTGTATAGAGAGAATATTTAAAAACACGCGTGCGCGTGAACACGCGCATTGATGCCCGCTACGCATACACGGGCGGGAGACATGAAAAAGGTGGGACGGTGGGACAGCCCAACAACGACGGGGCCTGCGCCCGTCCCACCACCGCAAAAAGCAGTGGGACGGAGGCAGGCCAGTGGGACGGCGCGAGCCAGAGTAATGCCCACGATCAAGCCGCTTCCCCCAGGAGGAAGTGCTCAACCACGATGTGAGCGTCATGCAGGCGCTGGTAGTAGAGGTTGCGTGTGCAGCCACTCTCAGCCAGACGCGCAGTCAGAGGCGCATCAGGCTGGAAGTAATGCACCTGCACCACCGTCATCAACTCGGGATCAAGGCGTTTCTTGACGATGCGCTCGATGTCCAGGGAGGCCTCCAGCGGCACCCTGCTGCCGCGCCTTCCGCGCACAAGCTGACCGCCGCTCTCCATCATCATGGCGACCATGTTGCCGCCCGAGTAACCGGCGGCGACCTCGTCGCTGTGAAGCTCCTGCGCCCACTGCTTAAGGGCCATATCGATCGCTTTAATCATCGAAGCACGGCTCCTCAAACTCAGGTTGTTCCAGCGCCGGCGCCCTGCCCCAACCCTCAGGTTTCTTGTACGCCCATGGCCGCTGGCCGCTCTTGCTCAAGGCGCCCAAACGGAACCGTCGCCAGCCCAGCCGATGGAGGATCGCTCCCACACGCATCTGCTCGGGTTTGCCCCAATGACCGGGATCGAGCTTGAGTGCCTGACTCATCACCTCACTGCCGGTGGTGGTCTCGCCGATCTGTGACTCTTCGAGCCAGGTCAGGATGGGCGTTTCCCATTCGTCCACCACAAAGCGTTCGTCCTGCTCCTCGCTGAACATTGGCGCTTCCTCTCGCGTTACCCACCAGAGGTCGCCGGCCTCAAAGCAGAACATCGCTTCGGCCCAGAGTTGGTCGCGGATCTCGCGCAGCAACGCCACGTCGACCTTGGTACAGGCCACCGGCCAATACCGGCGGTTGCCGGTGGCGTCCTTGAGGTACTCGTCCTGGTTGGTGGTACCGACGAATACACACTGGCGTGGCACGTCCAGGGTTCTGCGGCCATAGCTTTCGCGGTAGGTGTCGGTCGACGCGGAGAAGAACTGCTTGGCCTTAGTGCTCTCGGCCTTGTTGAAGCTGTCCAGCTCGCCAAGCTCGACAATCCACTTGCCACGGATTGCCTGAAAGCCGTCCTTGTCGCCGAGGGCAAACGGCGTGTCCATGAACCACTCACCGCCGAGCACGCTCATCGCAGTCGACTTACCGGCGCCTTGTACGCCTTCGAGGATCATCACCGAGTCAGCCTTGCAGCCGGGCTTCATCACCCGCGCCACGGCGGAGATCATCCAGCGCTTGCCGACCTTGGACGTGTAGTCAGTTGTCTTCACCCCCATGACATCCGTCAGCCAACGCTCCAGGCGTGGCACGCGATCCCACTCAAGTTTTTTCAAGTATTCGCGCACCGGGTGAAACGCGTGGTCGTGCGCCACCACGCTCACCGCCTCAATCACGTGTGACGACTTCACTCGCAGGTTGTACTGCTGCGCGAGCCACTTCATGACGCGCACATCATCAATGTCGGCCCACTCGCCAGTGCCACCGCCATAAGGTGCGGCGCGCAACTTGACGATCTTCGAGCTGAAGGCGCAGTAGCTGATCACCCCGGCCCAGCGTTCGTCGTGAGCCAGGATCAGTTCGACGTTCTGCATGTGCGCGATCAGCGCGCCGCTTTCACTGCGAGCGAGCTGATCTTTCCAGCCACCGGCAGCGGGCGGACGGACCACCGCGAGCACTTGTCGACGTACCGCGTCCAAACCTTCGGCGACGTGCAGGTCGTTGAAGTCGGTCCACTTGTCGTGACGCTCAATCGAGAAGATCGGCGCAACGACCTGGGCACCCACGATCAGCGCGGCGTTGCTAGCCTTCTCATCACCCGGGTTCCATGCATCACCATTAGGCTTGGTGGTCTTCCAGTCGTCGTCGCGGCAGATGATTAGCGGGCAGCCGGCAAAACGCTCACGCATGACCTTGCACACGGCCAACAGGTTGCCCGCATCAAAGGCCACCGCTACGGCAAGCGACGTCGCCATGTGCAGGCTGGCGCCGGTGGCGTAGCCCTCACACACCAGCACCGGTTCGCCCGGTACCGGATGCGGACCTAGCAGGTGAAAGGTGCCCTCCTTCGCCATGCCGTAGGGCCAGTAGGATTTGTCGCGGCCGGTGTCTTCCTGCTTGTTCGGGAAGATCACCTGCAGGCCCATGATCTGATCACGGGCATTCTTCATAGGGACCAACACGGCACCGGTGCGCGGCGCGTAACGCACGTTGATACCGACGATCTGTTTGCGGTCCAGGTAGTCGCTGCGCCCGGTGGTCGGCATACGCTCGAACAAACCCTGCGCCCTTTTCGCGGCCCGCCGCGCAGCGTTATTCGCGATTTCGGCGGCGCGGCGCTTGGCTTCTTCCTGGCGAGCGCGCATCACTTCGCGCTCTTCCGGCGACATGCGCCCAGCCTTGACCTTGATCTTCTGCGTCTCGCCCGAACGCCAGTCACCGAAGGCCCCGAAGATCAGCGTGTCGCCCTTCTCCGTGCGCTGCTCGTGAACCACGTACCAGCCGTTCTTTTCCTTGCCCTTGTCCTGCGAAGTCTTGCAGCGGGTCAGCTTGCCGAACACCAGCGGTTGCGCTGGCTCCAGACCGTAATCGGCGAATTGCCCCAACACTTCATCGAGCATGCTGAATCCCCCGCTCAGAGAGGGATTGGCAGCTGATGCACTGCGAGCAACCCGGTGAGGCCAGGCGACGGGCTTCCGGAATCGGATCGTCACACGCTTCACAGAACAGCAAGGAATGGGCAGCACTTTCGGCCTTGGCAGCGCTGCGCGCCGCCATGGCCTGATCGATGCGTTCCTGCACCAGATCGTTGGCGAAATCGGCGATGTCAGCCACGGTCAGCACCTCGCGTCGTCTGATTGACGTAGGTGGCGCGGTTGAACAACCCGAGCAGGCCTTGAATGCCCCGGAACACCTGCAGGCGAATCGCCGCCAGTTCCCGATCAGTCACCACGCCGTCGCCGATGCTCTTGGCCCAGGTCTCGGCCAGATCAGCAACCTGGCGGAAGTATTCAGCGATACCCGTGGTCAGGGTCTCAGGCATGTCGTTGGTGTAGGTATCGGCCAGTTCCTGCCAGACCGTGTCGCCGACCAGCGCATGCACCGCATCGAGAATGCGGCGATCCTTGGTCAGTTCGAGAATCTCGCCAAACTCCTGAATGTTGATGGAGTGGCTCGGGTGGGTTGGCGACAGCTTGTGCTGCAACGTGGTCGAGTTACGGCCAGTGGTGGCTGCGATGGCAGCAGCCCCGCCCGGATAATCGCGGGCAGCGTGGTACAGCGCTAAATCGAGCGGCAGGATTTCCCGCTGCGCCCGTTCCAGAGAACTCAGAGCGATACGGCTCATGGCATTAATCCTAAAAGTTGCCAGTGCCGCGCGACAGAAGTTGGTGATACATTTGCCGCGTGGTCTGGAGAGGCCCAAAGCCGGCGAGGTTCGTAAGACCAACACCGGCACCGTGCCGGGGCGAACAATCCGTTGTTCACCCCTGGCGCAACAGCTGCCAGCTCTGTGGTAAGAACGGCAGCAACACCAAGGCTTCCGAGCCTTGGAAACGCGATGAAAGTCGGCGGCATGTGGTGTGCTCGCCTTCTGACATCGCGACCCGATAGCATTGTGGTGATGCGGTCGGGAGAAACTGGGCGACCTTAGGGTCGCCTTTTTTCTAAGCAGCTTTGGACGGTTCATTCACCGGGGGGAAAACCTCATCAAGAGTGCACATGGCCCCGAGCTTGTTGAGAGCAGCGACAATGGTTCTGCACTCCGCTAGTCCCGGAGTTCGTCTCCCGGCTTCGTAATTGCTTACACGTGCTTGGGTCCATCCCAAAGCGACTACTAAATCCCGCTGCTTGACGCCTGCCTTCTCTCGATGGTGAGCAATTAAGTTCATAACGTTCTCCAATAATCCGACGCCATCTTAATCACGATACGCAGACATTTCAACACGCAAAGTGATGATAAAGAATTTCAGTGCGTGGTAAAAAAAGCACATGAACACATTAGGCTTACGAATCAAGCAATACCGCAAAGCGAAAGGCATGAGCCAGCAAGCTCTTGCATATGCTTGCGGGTGGGAATCGCAATCTCGCATAGGAAACTATGAGAAAGGCGCTCGCCAACCCAACCTTCAAGATCTAGAGAAAATCTCTGCAGCGCTTGGGGTGTCCTTCCCCGACTTAGTAGCAGGACGAGACCGCTCAGAAATTGAGTCATATCCCGACGTCATCCAAGGCCGAGTGCGATCCGAAGATCGCTTGGTAGCGCAATACGGACGCTCGCGAGATAAGGGGCAACCTGTTAGTAGCAATATCGGCTGGGCTAAGGATGGAAAAGTACCGGTGTTAGGAAACGCTCAACTAGGAAATGAAGGTTTTTTCGAGGCGCTTGATTTCCCGCCTGGACACGGCGATGGCTACTTAAATATTCATAGCGACGACCCCGATGCATATGGTCTGCGAGTTACTGGCGACAGCATGATGCCGCGCATAAAACACGGCGAATTCGTACTCATAGAGCCCAACAAAAATTTCTACAGCGGGGATGAGGTTATGGTTCGTACGTCCTCGGGGCGGACCATGATCAAAGAATTCATCTACCTTCGCGATGGGATGTACAGGCTGGATAGCGTCAATACAGATCACGAGACCATCCACTTACCAGAACAAGAGGTCGAAGAAATTCACCTCGTAGGCGGGATTCTCAAATCATCACGGTTTCTTCATAGCGCCGCCACGCCATAAGCACGATACGTGTTGACACAAATAAGCACAATGCGTGATATTTGTCTCACTCTTTACCACAGAGCGAGGCAATACCTATGTGCACCACCGCGACCTTGCATGTCCATCCGGCATGCGTCAGCAATCGCAAACTGATCGAACAGCTGCAGCTCGCCACGGGCTGTCTGGTCGTCATTCATAACAGCAAACCAAAGCTTGTCGCCAAGTCCTGCCAGCCCTCTCCTATCGGTCCGAACGATGGAGGGCACGCAGCATGATCAAGTACAAGATCGACAATCGCACCCTGCAGTTGCTCAACGCCCAGGTCAACCTGACCGAGACCTTCAACCACGTCCTGCGCACAGCACCGAAGCGTGAATGTCTGGCATTCCGTCTCAAGGCTGAGCGCGGCACAGTGGAAAGCACTTTTGTCGTCGAACTGGGCAGCGAACGCCACACGCTAACCCTGCCAAACGACAAGAAGATGCACCTCAAACTGGCCGATTTCATTGAAGAGATTGCCAACGGTCCGTTCGACGCGAGCAACTCCAGCGACCTGGTGCATCTCCCGCATGCCGATCGTCAATACGGTCGCTTTGAAGTCCAGGACAAGCAGCGCGTGTTCGAACTGGTGCACACCGGTGGCGTGCTGAGCCTCGACATGGGTTTTGAACTTCCCCTGCATGTGGCGCTGCATCGCACTCATACACGCCGCGGCGTCACCGCGATCTTGAGCATCGGCAACAAGAGTCCGCATACGCGCTGCTTCACCTTGTATGACTCCGATGCCGAGATCTACGCAAAGATCATTGAGTCCATTAATCACCTTGCTGCAGCGGCCACTCCAGCTGCGCACGCAGCATAGGAGAGAGATATGGAACGCACCCTCGCCCAAGCAGCCGCACAACTCGGCCTCACTCGCCCCAAATTGATCGCTCTCATGCGGGAAAAAGGTTTGCTCAAGGGAAACCTGCCAGCGGACCCGAAGCGCGACAAAGCCTACCTGCGGATCAAGGACAGCCCTTGGTATGACGAGAAATACGGAATGCAGTACAGCCAGTCGACCCGCGTCATGCAAGCCGGCATCCACTGGTTAGCTGACCAGTTGGAGATCGATCTACCCGCCATCCCGGCAGATCGCCGTGACGTGGCCTAGGGAATACGCCCGCCAGATCGTTGCCATGCGCACACGCGAGGAGCGCAACGCCGCGCTCCTCGAAGTACCTGAACATCTGCGCGAGCTCACGAGACGCCACTGCCTGAACGCCTGGAATAATCCGAAAAGGAAAAAGAATGATGAACAACGACCTTCTTGATTACCTCTTGAAATCTTTACTGATATTGCCTCATGCAGATCGGACACCTAAGAACGTAAGAAACGTACTCAATCTGGCTGCTGAAGCCGTAGGCGGCACCCCGCTACCGCCAGGCGAAGTCACAATCACTCCGAATCCAGCAGCGACGTTAATTCGGATTGAAGAAGTATCGAAGATCGTCGGATTAGCACGCTCAACTCTCTATAAGTTCTTAAGCGACCCCGACCATGACTTTCCTCGCCCCGTAAAGCTATCAGCAGCGACCGCAAAGGGCGCGCCCGTAGCTTGGGTACTGGCAGAAGTACAGCAATGGGCTCGTTCTCGGCTGGCATTTCGCTGTGAATATGAACCTCGAAAAGAGACAAGAGCATGACCGCCAATCAGAGCGAGTTGCGCCTCATCCCTGCACCTGAAGCAGCCACCGTCGAACTACTGTACCGCATCTTCGGGGACGTCCTGATCCCGCTGGAAAAAGTACGTGAGCAGTACTTTCGCAACCTCAACGAACAGTCATTCGTGACGGAAATCAACAGCGGCCGGATCCAGCTTCCGATCACCACACTGGACACCAGCCGCAAGGCCCTAAAGTACGCGCACATCCGCCACGTCGCCTCGCTGATAGACATCCGCGCCTACAAGGCTGATGAAGATATGCAGCGACAGCAGCAGTACGGCCAACGCCAAACGGCCCTCACACCACTGACGGCTGTCACCACCAGCCAACGACAACCCTAGGAGCACACCACATGATGACCCCAATACAAATCGGTGCACTGATCATCCTGATAGTTCTGGCCGCTCTGCTGCTCTGGGGCGGTTACATCATAGGCCGCAGCGATGGCCTGGAGACCGGCCTGCGCAAGGGTGAGGACATCCAACGCGCCGTAAGCGCCAAAAACATCCGCGAGCTTCTGGCCTCCCTGCAATTCATCCGGGCCGATCACACTCGCTTGGCACAAACCTGCAAACGACTTGAAGCAGGCCCCCTCTTCGGCCAGGCCGAGCACCAGACGCTGGTCGCCATCGGCGAGTTGCTGCGGATCGCCGCCGAAACCTTCAGCGCCTTTCGTACCGGCAAGAAGCTCGAGTGTGATGCCCGATCTATGCGCGAACAGGCAATTGCAATGGCTGCGCAGCTGCAACCAGGAATCGAGAGCAGCAAAGTCGCACAGCAAGCGCATTCAAAGCGCTCTGTATTTCCTAGCAAGGAGGCAGCATGAACATTCAATTTCTTAGCCATGAGCAGGTCTGCGAGTTGACTGGAGCCAAAACTAAAGCCGGTCAGATTACTGTACTGAAGCGTAATGGCATTCGTCACACCATCAAGCGCAATGGCTGGCCTTGCGTGATTGCTTCCGCGCTGACAGGAGCAATTACAACCGCACCAGAAACTCCGACGTGGCAGCCGCGCCTGGTGGGATAAATGGGACGAAGACCAACAAAGCCGGGGAGCATTCCTCGGCTGCGCGAGAGAAAACGCGGCAACACCACCTATTACCTTTATGACACTGGCGGGAAACCACGCAAGGAAATCCCATTAGGTACGGATTACGGCCTAGCCATACTAGAGTACGCAAAGCTCGAAAAAAGCCGCGTCTCTCAAGCCCTGACACAAACCGTACTTACCTTTGCTTACGTAGCTGAGCTTTATATGAAGGAGGTGGTTCCCACAAAAGCCCACGCTACCCAAAAGGACAACGCACGCGAACTGAAAAACCTTCTCCTGTTCTTCAACGACCCACCCGCTCCTCTAGAAGCTATCGAACCGAAACATATCAGCCAGTACCTTCGTCATCGCGGTAAGACAGCACCCATTCGTGCGAATCGGGAGAAAGCGCTACTAAGCTCCATCTGGAACTTTGCTCGCGAGAATGGTTATACATCCTTGGCAAATCCTTGCTCAGGCGTGAAAGGCAATAAAGAAACCGGTCGCGACGTATATGTTGAAGACGACGTACTTGCCAGAGCCTACCAGCATGCCGATCAGCCCTTGAGAGACGCTTTAGACCTGTTCTATCTAACAGGTCAGAGGGTCGCAGACACATTGAAGATGGATGAGCGCGACATAAAAGAAGGGAAGCTCTCCGTCCAGCAAGGAAAGACTGGGGCTAAACGAAGGATCGAGATCATTGGTGAGCTCAAAGTCGTAATCGATCGAATCATGGCACGAAAGGCTGGACACAAAATCAGATCAACACGTCTGGTAGTAATCGACTCTGGGCAGCCGATGACGACCAGCATGCTCAGGAAACGCTTCGATGACGCCAGGGAAGCAGCCGGGATCCCAAAAGCAGAATTTCAGATGCGCGACCTTAGAGCGAAAGCGGCGACAGATAAGGAGGAGTCAACAGGCAGCATCCGGGAAGCTCGGGACCAGCTCGGACATACAACCGTCGGGATGACAGAACAGTACATCCGAATGCGAAAGGGAATGAAGGTTACCCCTACGAAGTGACTGACGGTCACGAATTGCGGAAAAGATTTTTTGATTGCGGAAAAAAGAACTAAGGGCTTGCATGAGATATGTCATGCAAGCCCTTGATATTCATGGTGCCCGAAGCCGGAATCGAACCGGCACGCCCTTACGAGCGGGGGATTTTAAGTCCCATGCGTCTACCAGTTTCGCCATTCGGGCGGTAGCGCGGTGTTGCTTTCTGCGGCAAAG